CCGATGTACGACCACACGTTGAAACAGCAGCTTTTCATCGAGAGCAAAAAGGACATGAAGCGGCGCGGCCTGGCCTCGCCGGATGACGCCGACGCCCTGGCCTTGACGTTCGCCCGCAAGATCAATCGCAAGGATCGGATGAAGCGGAGGCGGCAGTCGACCACGGGCTTTGACTATGACGTGTTCTCTGTGGTATGATAATCAGATCACGATTGGAAAACTTGCATGTTTAGCGCACCCAAGCCGCAGCCTCTGCCGCCCGCACCGCTGCCCGTCAAGACGACCCAGGACGGCCAGGCGACCAGCACAGCGCAGCTCGCCGCTGCCGCGTCTGGCGGCTTCCAGTCCCTCAATCCTACAGGCGGCATGGGCGTGCCCAGCGTCGTCACTTCAACCGCCAAGCTCCTCGGGCTGTAAATGGACATCACCGCAACGCCGGCACCGTCGTCGAGCCGTGGCGCCGAGATCGCAAATCTCCTCGCCCAGCTTCGCCAGGACCGTTCCACGCTCGATGCGCACTGCGTCGAGATCGCCGAGCGCATGCTGCCGCGCGACCGCTACGCGTTCTTCAACCAGATGAACATCGAAGGATCGAAGCGCACCGACATGATCCTCGACGCGTCCGCCGCCAAGGGTCTGGAGCGCTTCGGCGCCGCGATGGAGAACCTGCTCACGCCGCGCGGCTCGACCTGGCACCGGCTGACGCAGACCAATCCGCACCTCAAGAAGGTGCTGCGCGTCCAGAACTACTTCGACGAGGTGACATCCATCCTGTTCGCCCAGCGCTACTCGGCGCACTCGGCATTCGCCACCGTGCAGCAGGAGAGCTACATCAGCATGGGTGCCTACGGCACCGGCCAGTATCGCGTTGAAAAACCACGCGAAAAGGGGCACCGCGGTCTTCGCTACGGCTCGATGCACCTGGGCTCGGTCTTCTACATCGCCGACTACCAGGGCCGCATCAACACTGCATTGAGGTCGTTTAAACTCTCTGCCCGCCAGGCCGTCGACATGTTCGGTCTGGATCGGCTGCCGCCGCAAATCCGCATCGAGTACGACAAGCCCGAGGGCAAGCGCAGCGAGCGGCCGGACTTCGAATTTGTCCAGATGGTCGACCGCAACAAGCTGATCATCCCGACCGCGCTCGATCACCGGGCGATGGCCTACACGTCCGAGTACGTCAGCATCGAAGGCAAACAGGTCGTCGAAACCGGCGGCTACCGGACCTGGCCGTTCCCCGTCAACCGCTACGTGACGGCGCCCGGCGAAACCTATGGGCGCTCGCCTGGCATGCTCGCCCTGCCGGCGATCAAGACGCTGAATGAGGAGAAGCGCATCATCCTCAAGCAGGGCCATCGGGCAGTCGACCCGATCACCCTGGTATCCGATGACGGCATCCTCGACGGAACCGATCTGCGGCCGGGCGCCATCATCACTGGCGGCGTCAGCCCCCAGGGTCAGAAGCTGGTCCAGGAGTTCGGCAATCAGGGCCGCGTCGATGTCGGCATCGACCTGATGAACCTGGAGCGCAAGGACATCGACGACATCTTCCTCGTCACCCTGTTCCAGATACTGACCGACAATCCGCAGATGACCGCGACCGAGGTCATCGAGCGCGTCCGTGAGAAGGGCGCTTTGCTCGCCCCGACCGCCGGTCGCCAGCAGTCCGAATGCCTCGGCGTGCTGATCGATCGCGAGCTTGATCTGCTCAACGAGCAGGGCATGCTGCCTCCGATGCCGCCCGAGCTGATCGAGGCCAAGGGCGAATACAAGGTCGAGTTCGAAGGCCCCCTGGCCAGAATGCAGAGGGCCGAGGATGTCGCTGGCCTGACCCGCACCATTTCGATCGTGCTGCCCTACGTCGAGGCGACGCAAGACCCGACGCCGCTGCTTGTCATCGATATGGAAGCGGCCATGCCCGACATCATGTGGGCGAACTCCGTGCCGTCCAAATGGCAGCGTGATCCCGCTGCGCTCGCCCAGCTCAAGGCGCAGCGCAACCAGCAGGCCGCAATGCAACAGGCCGTCGCCGCAGCGCCCGCTCTGTCGGGCCTGGTCAAGGCGTCTGGCCCAACCCCAGGTGCTCAATGAACGATTTGATCGCGAAGGCCCGTGCCCTGGTCGGCTCTCTGTTCGCCAGGCGCAGCCAGGCGTATGGGCGCGTCTTCGACATGACCGACGATCCGCTCGGCGACCGCAAGGTCGTGCTCGATGACCTCATGAAATTCTGCCACTTCGACACGGGCGTCTATCACCCCGACCAGCGCAAGACCGACGTGCTGATCGGCCGGCAGGAAGTGCTTCACCGCATCTTCGACTACGCCAATCTCGACAGTGCCACGCTGTACCAGAAGTACAGCGCCGACAAGTTCAACCCACGGAAAATCGAGGAGTAATCCATGCCCGAAGCTATCGTCACCAACACGCCCGCCGCGCCCGCTGCGCCGGCCGCCCCGGCGCCAGCAGCCCCCGCCGCTCCGGCCGCTCCTGCGGCACCGGCCGCCACCGACTGGCTCACCTCCGTTGCCGAAGGTCCGACCCGCGACCTGATGGTGGCCAAGGGGTACAAGACGCCCGGCGATGTCGCCAGCGCCTACTACAACCTCAATCGCATCCACGCCGGCAGCGGCGACGTGATCGAGAAGCCGAAGGCCGACGCCAAGCCCGAGGAGCTGAATAGCTGGTATCGCCAGGTGAACGGCGTCAGCGACGACACCAAGTACGACCTCAAGTTCCAGGACGGCCTCCAGGTCGACCAGGAGTTTACCGAGGTCGCCAAGGGGTGGTTCAAGGAAGCTGGCCTGCGGCCCGACCAGGCGCAGATGCTGGCCGACAAGAACGTCGCTTACGCGGCCGATCGCGTGGCCCGCGAAGCTGCCGAGGCGAAGGCCAAGAACGAACTGGCCGTCGCCCAGCTCAAGTCGAAGTACGACGCTCAGGGCGCCGGTCAGTATGACCAGCTCATTGCCAACGGCGCCAAGGCGGCCAAGGCCCTTGGCCTGTCGACCGATCTGCTCAATCGCCTCGATGCCGCCAACGGCGTCGCCGCGAACCTGGAGCTGCTTGCCGTCCTCGGCGAGCGTATGGGCGTCGAGGCTCCGTTCCGCGACGGCGCTCCGTCGACCAGTCCGTTCTCCAGCCCCGAAGGCGCCCGCGTCGAGCTGGCCAAACTGTCGGGCGACAAGGCGTTCGTCGACAGCCTGCTCAACCCCAAAGACCCGATGCATGCCGTGAACACGCGCAAGCATGCGGACCTCCAGAGGATCGCATATGCCAAAAAGTAATCCCCCCAGCACGGCTCTCACCGCGATCCAGACGCCCGCCGAGGAGAAGTGGAAGCAGCAGGTTCGCCTTGCCTGCGTCCAGGCCGTGACGGCTCGCGCCGTCGCATCCGGCGTCGCCTATGATGTCGATCGGACAATCGAGGCCGCGAAACAGCTCGCTGCTTTTGTTGTCGGAAGTGATTGACAAATCGTACCACGGTATGATTTAATTATTGTCGCTCCTCAGTGAGCAGTGTCCATGTGTGACCCGAGCGCGGGGTGTCTCCTCGCCTCCAGCCCCGCGCTCCCTCACACGACACGCCTCTGATCGAGCTTTGAGCGAACACCCCGGCTTGCCGGGCCGCTGACCAGTCCACCTCGGGCCGGGCTCCGCGCCGAACACCCCGAACCACAACCTCCGGTTCAACTCTTTTTCGGGTGTAAAGCCAATGACCCCCTTTGAAATTCCGGCACATTTTAACGACAGCTACACGCACAACGTTGAAATGCTGCTCCAGCGTCAGGGACCGAAGTTCCTTGAGGCTGTCACCATGCGCCCCTACCAGGGCGAACAGGCCCAGGTCGTCAAGCAGTTCGGCGACGTGAGCTTCCGCGACAAGACGACCCGTCACTCGGACACGCAGTTCGATGATCTGGTCCACATGCAGCGGTGGATTTTCCCGTCCGACAAGGTGCTCGCCCTGCCGGTCGACAGTCAGGATGAACTCCGCATGCTCGACAGCCCGCTGTCGGCCTATGCGGAAGCCGGTCGCCTGGCCTATGGCCGCGCCATCGACGACTTCATCATCCCGGCTTTCTTCGGCACCGCGCAGACTGGCATCAAGGGTGCGACGCAGACCGCGTTCCCTTCGGCCAACCAGATCGCCGTCAACTACGTCGAGAGCGGCGCCCCCGCCAACTCTGGCCTGACGATTGCCAAGCTGCGTGCTGCTCGCACGAAGCTCAAGCAGAACTTCGTCGACCTGGAGGCGGAGCAGCCCTACGTCGCCATCAACGCGAAGGCCGAGCAGGACTTGCTCGCCACGACCGAAGTGACCAACCAGCTCTACAACCAGGTGAAAGCCCTGGTGTCGGGCGATGTCGACAGCTTCATGGGTTTCAAGTTCATCAAGAGCGAAGCCCTCCAGGCTGACGGTAGCGGCTACACCCGCTGCCCGGTTTGGGTGAAGTCCGGCATGGTCTACGGCCAGTGGGAAGGTCTTGTGACCCGCATCGGCCCGCGTCCCGACAAGGACTACCTGACGCAAATCCACATGACGTTCACCGCCGGTGCTACCCGCACCCAGGAGAACAAAGTACTCGAAATCAAGTGCGACCCGACCCTGTAAGCCGGTAGCAGCCTGGCCGGCAATGGTGCCGGCCGGGTTAACCCTTTGGAAGGAAACCTCAAATGACTGTTACTGCTCAGCAGTCCACCCAGGTCGCCAACGCGCTCGCACTTCCGGCTGTGAAGAACGAGGTCGTGGACCTGGCCAAGCTGCGCATTGCCCGCTTCGACTTTACCCAGGTCGGCGCTGGCGACATCGGGTCCACGATGGACCTGGTGAAGCTCGGTGCGGCTCACTACCGCATCATCCCGGCTCTGTCCCATGCGGAGTGGTCCGCCTGGGGTACGAGCGCAACCCTGGACATTGGCCACACCGGCTACACCAAGCTTGATGGCACCACGGTCGCCGCCGCTCCGGCCGCGATCGAGGATACCGTCAACGTCGCGGCTGCCGGCAATGCCTTCCTCGGCGTCGGTGCCGGGGCGGCTGCCAATATCTCGGGCCTGGAAATCGAGTGCAAGGGCGACCTGCTCATTCAGGCCAAGGTTGCCGGCGCGGTCGTGCCGGACCAGGCCACCATCAAGGGCTGGATCGCCTACGTCACCGACTAACTCTAGTGGAGGGCGGGTCGCTTGGTGCTGCCTGTTGACATCTGCAACCTTGCGCTGACCAAACTCGGTCAGCCTCGCATCGGTAGCATCGACCCGCCCTACACTAACCTGTACGGCGTCGAGCCGGATTGCGGGTTCGTTTACCCGCTCGCCCGCGACGCCGAACTCCGTAAGAACCTCTGGAGCTTCGCTCGCTCCCGCGCTGTCCTGGCCGCAGACGGCAGCAATCCTCCGTTCGGCACGGACGATGACGAGCGCGACGACAACGGCCCTTCGTGGGCCGATGAAGTGCCGATGGATACCCCGCAGATTTTCCGGTACAAAGTGCCGAACGACTTCATCCGTGCAATAAAGATGAAGTACGAGCAGCGCCGTATCGAGGGGCAATACATCCTCACCTACGAGGATAGCCCGATCAACTTCGAATATATTGCACGCGCCGACCCGTCGCTGTTCGATCCGCTGTTTGTCGAGGCCCTGGCCTGCCAGGTTGCCCTCCAGCTCACGTACAAGATCACGACGAGCGACGCCCTCAAGCAGACCATCGGCCAGGAATACAAGAACGCGATTGCCGAGGCCAAGCGCGTCAACGGGATCGAGGCTCCGCCCGAGCGCACCCCGGAGGACACGTTCGTCCTTGTGAGGCGCTAACATGGCGCGCGCAGCAGCAATCCAGGCCGGCTTCAACAACGGCGAAATATCGCCCTTCATGTATGGGCGCGTTGACGTAGAGAAGTACCCGCTCTCTCTGCGTGAATGCACCAACATGCGCGTCGTCGTGCAAGGCCCGGCGACCAAGCGCGACGGCAGCCGGTTCGTCGCCCCCGTGGCAGACGAGACGCAGCAGTCCCGGCTGTTCGAGTTCGAGTTCAACCCGACGCAGGGCTATGCGATCGAGATCAATTCGAACCGCGCCCGTTTCTTCACCAACCGTGGCCTTGTGACCGAGGCGGCCAAGGCCGTCACCGGCATCACCCAGGCAAACCCGGCCGTAGTGGCTTGCACCAGCCACGGCTACAGCAACGGCGACCAGGTGCTGTTCCCGGTCGTCGGCCCGTATGTCGCGCTCCAGAACCAGGTGCTCTCGATCGTCGTTGTGGACGCCAACCATTTCCAGCTCACGGGCTACAACGGCACCGGCCTGCCGGCATTCTCCGGTTCCCCGACCGTTGCTCGCGTCTACAGCGTGCCGGCGCCGTACTCGGCCGTCGATCTGCCGACCGTGACCGATCTGCACGCGGCCGACGTGTTGAACCTCTATCACCCCAAGTACCAGCCGCAGAAGCTGACCCGCAGCGGCGCGACGAGCTGGGCGTTCGTTCCCTTCGTCTTCAAGGACGGCCCGTACCTGACGGAAGACCCGCAGGGCATCACGTTGACGCCCAGCGATACCGCCAGCCTGACGCCGCAGATGACGAGCAACACGGCGCCTTCCGGCGTCGCCTCGACTTCGAATGCCGGCGCTGGCGACTACCAGATGTTCGACCGCGACCGCACCCAGGATATCAAGGTGTCGGCCGGCGGCGACGGCTTCATCCGCTATGACCTCGGCGCGGGCAACTCCGCCGTCATCGACGCCTATTGGCTGACGACCAGCAACGTCGCCACGGGCAGCAACGATTACTTCACCGCCTGGCAGGTGCAGGGCTCCAACGATGCCGCTACCTGGACGACGCTCGATACGCGCCAGGGCGAGACGGGCTGGAACAACGCCGAGACGCGCTTCTATTCGTTCACCAATCAGCAGGCGTTCCGCTACCATCAGATGCTGTTCACTGGCGGCGGCGGTAGCGATGCCGTCAACAGTGTCTCGGCCGAGCTGTCGTTCCATCGTGCGCCGGCCAGCCAGTCGCCGATCACCCTCACGGCCTCGGGCACGGCCTCGATCAATGGTGGCTCCGGCTTCCTCGCAACCGACGTTGGCCGCTGCATCCGCATCATGGGCTCCGATGGCCGCTGGCGGTGGGCGTCGATCCTGAGCGTCGTGTCGACGACCCAGGTCACGGTGAACATCAACGGCCACTCCCTGCCGGACACATCGCCGATCGCCCGGTGGCGCCTCGGCTTGTTCTCGAACACGACCGGCTGGCCGACGTGCGGCGCGTACTATCAGGATCGCCTGGCCGTCTCTGGCCCGCCGTCCTATCCGAACTTCGTCTGCTTTAGCACGTCCGGTGTCTATGACACGTTCACGCCGTCCGAAGACGACGGCAAGGTGACGGAAGCCAGCGGCTTCGCCTACCAGCTCATTGAGCGGCAGGTGACGGCCATCAATTGGTTCCAGCCGGTCTATCGCGGCATGATCATCGGCACCGCCGAGGGCGAGGCGATCGTGCAGCCGATGGTCAGTTCGTTTACCACGCCGGCTCCGTTCTCGGCCTTGAACTTCAAGACCGTCTGGCCGACCGAATACGGGACCGCGCCGCTGCGGCCGAAGCAGGTTGACACCGCGACGCTGTTCGTCGACCGGCGTGCCAAGCGCGTCCGCGAAATGAACTACGAACTCCAGTCGGATAGCTTCGTCGCGCCGAACATGAACGCGATGGCCGACCACATTACGCAGAACGGCGGCATCACGCGGATCGCCTGGATGCGGCACCCGGATCGTACCTATTGGGGCACGCGCGCGGACGGCATGCTGCTCGGCTTCTCCTATGAGCGCGAGCAGAGCGTCACCGCCTGGCACAAGCACCAGTTGGGCGCCTTCAATCAGGTCGGCCAGACTTGCGGACCCGCCAAGGTCGAGGACTGCGCCGTTATCTCGTCGCCGGACGGGATGAACGAAGACCTTTGGCTGATCATCAGCCGGACGGTCGGTGGCACCACGCGGCGCTACGTCGAGTACATCGGCGATTGGTTCTGGCACGACACCGCCCAGGCTGACGCCTGCTTTGTCGATGCCGCCGTCAAGTACGTCGGGTCGCCCACGGCAACGGTCGCCGGTCTTGCGCATCTTGAGGGCCAGACGGTTCGTGTCTTGGCGGACGGCGTGCAAGTTGCTGATGTGGTCGTGACGAACGGCCAGATCACGATCGAGCGTACCGCCTCGACCATCACCGTTGGCCTCCCGTTCAAGGCCCGGCTCTGGACGCTGCGGCCCAATGCCGGAGCGCAGAACGGCACGGCCCAGGGCAAGATGAAGAAAATCTATAAGTACATCGTGCGCCTCTACCGCTCCCTCGGCGGCACGGTCGGCGACAGCCAGGGCCGCTTGAACCAGTTGCCCTATTGGAAGATCGCCAATTCGTTCATGCAGGCGCCCGGCCTGTTCTCCGGCGACATCGGCCCCGCCGCCTTCCCCGGCGGCTGGGAGCTGGACGGCGGCACTGTCTTTGAGAACGACAGCGCTTACCCGTTCACGGTCGTTGCCTACCTGCCGCAGATGACGACGGAGGATGCATGATCGAGATCGTCCCCTACAAGGCCGAGCACGTCCTCGCGATCGAGCCGACCAGCGACGCAGCGCAATACAAGGCGCTGACCACGCCTGCAATCGCGCGCACCCTGGAAGGCCCGTTCGCCAAGACCGCGCTCCTCGACGGGCGCCCGATCGCGTGCGCTGGCCTGGCCAATCGTTGGTATGAGAACTGGATCGCCTGGGCATACCTGTCGCGCGAAACGTCGAAGCACATGCTGCCGATCACGCGCGCGATCCGCAACACACTGCCCGATATGCCGAAAGGCCGGATCGAGGCAGCGACACCGATGGACTACCACGCCGGCCGCCGTTGGCTCGAACTGCTTGGTTTCAATCTGGAGACGCCCTTTGGCATGGCCCATTACACGCCGGACGGCCGGCGCTTCGGGCTTTATTCGTTGGTGAACAAATGAGCTTCCTTGCTGTAGTCGGCGTCATCGGTGCGGTGGCCCAGGGTGTCGGCGCGATGGTCCAGGCCAACGCGGCGTCTGAGGCTGCGCAATACAACGAGGAAGTCGCCAAGCGTAACCAGGCGGCTGCCGCTGCTCAGGGTCAGGCCCAGGCCGAGGATCAGCAGCGCCAGAACGAAGACGCCCTCGGCCGTATCCGTGCGGCCTACGGCGCGGCCGGCGTTGAAATGTCCGGCGATGCCCTTGGCGTCTACCAGGACAGCGCCGCCCAGGCCGGCTACGACCTGGCCAAGGTCCACTACGACACCCAGGTCCGCGAGACTGGATACGCAGACCAGGCCACCCTCGACAGCATGCAGGCGAAGTCCGACAGCACGGCCGGCATCTTCGACATGTTCTCCGCTGGCATCAACGCCGGCACGTCCATCCTGAAAGCCGCATAAATGCCAAACAACATCATCCCGTACACCAGCCAGGTCCGCGACGAGACGAACCTGCCGGATACCCAGGCGAACGCGAGCGACTTCGGCGGCCAGATCGGTCAGGCGATCGGCAACATTGGCAACAGCCTCGATCGCCTCCAGACTGCCATGCAGGAGCACCAGACCCGCGAGAACAGCATCGACGTGCAGCTCGCGCTGTCTCAGGCCAGGCAGGACCAGACGGGCGCCCTTATCCAGGGCGAGAACGGGCCGACCGCTGGCACGGCCGGATTTACCGGCGGCTTCCTCCAGGGCTTCGACGACTACCAGACCAAGCAGTCCGCCAACATCCCGACCGACACCAAGGCGCAGAAGGCGTATCAGGTCGGCATGGCCGCGCTGCGCGCCGAGCTGGCCGATCGCGCCATGCAAAGCCAGGCATCGCAGGGCGCTCAGCTCGGCGTCCAGAAAATCCAGTCCACGCTCGCCGGATATGTCAACACGGTCGGGACCGATCCGACGCAGTATGATAGCTCCGTCAAGGCGGGCAACGCGGCTATCGACCAGCTCAATCTGCCGCCGGCCGAGACTGCCAAGCTGAAAGACGACTTCGGCAACAACGCCGTGGCCTCGCGGTTCGACGCGCTGTTCTCGGCTGCCAAGACCCCGCAGGCGATGCAGGGTGTCATCAACGATCTGACGAACGGCCCGTGGAAAAACCAGATGGGCGTCGCGCAGTTTGACCGGCTTTTGAAGCTTGCCAACACCGCGCAGAAGTCCCTCCAGACGATGGCCAACAAGCAGGCAGATGCTGCGGTGACTTCCATCGAGAGCCGCATCAACGGCGGCGCCGCGATCGACCCCAACGAAATGGCCCAGGTCAGCGCCCAGGTGAAGCAGTCGAACAGCCCGATCCTGCTCGACAAGTGGGCGCGGCTCCAGGTCACGGCAGACACGACGCAGAAGGTCAAGGTTCTGTCCACCGACAGCCTCCACAACTACATCGCCGACAACAAGGCCGGGCTCGCCAACGAACCTATGCAGGCGACCCCCAATTCGCCGACCGGCCGCGCGCAGGATGGCTTCGGCTACCTCAAGAGCAAGTACGGCCTGACCGATGTGCAGGCGATGGGTGTCATGGCCAATGTCGGCCGCGAGACTGGCTTTCAGCCGCGCCCTGGCGACGGCGGCACCTCGGACGGGTACTTCCAGTGGCACCTCGATCGCATGACGCGGGCAGCCGCTGCTGGCGCCACGGGCGTCGATATCCGCAGGGCGATCGACTTCGCCATGAGCGAGCCGCAGGGCATGGCCTATCTCCAGCTTGCCAAGGAAGGGCAGCTCAATGACGTGGGCACCGCCGCGAAAGCGTGGCTCGACGTGTTCGAGAAGCCGAAGAACCCCGAGGCCGACCAGCCGATCAACATGCAGTGGGCGCAGCGCCTCACGACCGCTATTAATGGTGGTCGTCCGCTGACATCTTCTGGCCCGCAGGGCGGCACCGGCAGCTATCCTTCCGAGGCGTCGTGGCTCCAGGCCGCCGCCGCGCAGAAGGTGCTCAATCAGCGCGATGCGCAGGTGAGGGCAGGGGACTACATGACGGCGGCTGCTGATGCCGGCGTGTTCAAGCTCGACCCGCTTAACAGCACATCGGACTTCCAGACCCGCGCCCAGCAGTCAGAGGTTGCGCAGAGCTTCCTCGGCACCAAGGACAACAAGCCGTTCACGCCGCCCGAGGTGGCCGCGTTTACCCAGGTCATGCAGTCGGGCACGCTCGATCAGAAGACGCAGCTTCTCCAGAACGTCGCCAGCATGGGTTCGGCGGCGCCGGCAGCGTTTAAACAGATCGGCGAAAAGGCACCCGTCTTCGCCCATATCGGTGGCCTCTCCACCGTCTCGCCGACCGTGGCGCAGGACGTGCTGCGCGGTCAGCAGGCGATGCAGGATGACCCCGATATCAAGTCGATGCTGACGGCCAAAGGCACAGGCCCTGGCCCCGGCGGCACGGCAGCCTTTTTCGACAGCATTGCCGGCCAGGCACTCGGCGCCATGCCGAAGGACGCCTATGCCGCGAGGCAGGCTGCCGACGCCCTCTATGTGAACCGCGTCGGTCCCGGCGCACCGTGGAACGCGAACGTATACACACAGGCCGTCCGCGACGTGATGGGTGGCAAGCCCGGCGACAGTGCCGGCGGCGTCGCGACCGTCAACGGCTCCCCGACCATCATGCCTCCCGGCGTCAACGGCGACGACTTCCAGACGATGGTACATTCGCTCCAGAACCAGGACTTGCTCGATCATTCGATCGGTGGCGGCCCGCCGATGGACAACAAGGGCAATCCCCTGAATGCCGTCGACATTTCCTCGGAAGCCCGCTTCCGCGCCATATCGGCCGGCATCTATCACGTCTACCTGGCAGACGGCTCTCCGGCCGCCGGCACCGGCCCTGGTGGGCTCTATGCTTTCAAGATCGATGCGAAAGGCGTCAGTGACATCCTGGCACGTCCGCAGCAGTCTGGTGGCTTTACCATCAATTCGCTCCCGACTGGTGGCCCGACTGACTTCCTGAGCGGCGCCGCGCACGCCGTTGGCAGCGCATTGCAGAGCGCCGGGCACGGTATCGCTGCCGGGCTGCACGCCATGTCGCACGGGATACAGATGGGACCGGAGCCGGCATACGGCCAGGCCCCCGCAACGACCCCGCCGGCAGGATCGCCGTCTACTTTGGACAGCAGCGACCCGCTGATATCCGTGGACCCGATGGGTAATTTCGCACCATGAGTTTCTTCGACGGTCAGCCCGACACCAACATCCTTCCGACTGCGGCCGATGGCGTAACCGCCGGCCCGCAGACCGGCTTTGCGGCCAACTTCCAGGCCGCTGCCGCTGACGCCTATCATGTGCGTTCGGCGTTTGCTGCGCAGGAGGACATGGCCAACCTGGAGCAGACGCAGCTCGATGCCTTGTACAAGGCAACCGGCACGCGGCTCCAGCCGGTATTTCCCGGCGCGTTCTATAACCCGTCCGACGATTTCAACGGTAAGTCCAGCCCGTTTCAGCAGGACATCATGCATGTGATGGCCGGCGACGATACCGTGAACGACCAGATGCGCCAGGAGTACAAAACTACCGCCCAGGCACAGATCGAAAAGTATGACGCGCTTGCCCAGCAGCATGGCCTGCTGACCTACGAGCAGATGTTTAAACAGGTCCAGCAGAACGCGCAGCAGACGGCAGAGAATGCCCAGGATGTGTCGCAGCGCTCCACCTTTGCCGGCGAAGTCGGTGGCTTCCTTGGTGGCGCCGCCGGCTCGATGACGCAGCGCGATCCGATCAATCTGGCGACGCTTGCGCTCGGCGGTGTCGGCAAGACGTTCATTGCCCGTGTCGCCTCGCAGATCGGATTGAACGGCCTGGCCCAGGCCGCCGAACTGCTGACCGGCTCGGCCGACACGCAGAAGCTGCTCCTCGGCAAAGGGCCGACTACCGGCGAGGAAGCGACGCAGATCGCCCTGGCGGGCCTCGGCGCTGGCGTCCTTCACGCTGGCGGCGAAGCGGTCGGTGCAGGCTATCGCGCGCTTGTTGCACGCTTCGGCGCTGCGGCACCCGACATCGCGTCTGCTGCCCTGGCCAAAGAGGCAGACGAGGCGATCGGCAAATCGCCGTATGGTGAGAGCCGCGTCGCCCAGGGTCTGCACACCAGCGAAACCATCGACACGCTGCGGCGCGACAGGCCGCTCAACCTGGTGCCGGATTTTAACCAGCCCGAGTACGCGATCAGCTCGCTTGCCGCGCGCAACAGCGACCAGCTTTTCACCGGCACCTCTCAGCCGCTCGCCAACCTGTTCGACAAGCTGCCGAAGGGCGTCAACGCCGGCAAAACCAATAGCGTGCTTGCCGATCTGACCAGCCGCATCGACGAGACGAGCGGCGCGGCCAAGCAGCTCGATGATCAGATCACCGCGCGCACCAGCGCAGATGACTACGATCCCGGCGCGGCCAAGCGCACCCAGGCAAAGCTGTCCGAAATAAATACACAAATTTCGGACACTACCGACAAGCGCACGCTCGGACGGTTGAACCGCGACAAGGCGCAGTTGGAAGTAGCGCTGACCCAGGCCGAGGCCGTCAACAACGACCTCAAGGCGATGATCGCCAAGCGCGACAGCATCAACCAGGCCGGTGACGCGCTGCGGCTCCAGCGGGCGCAGACCGTGGCCGACGTGGTGAAGGGCAAGCCGGGCATCCGTAAATCCGCCGTCGCCAGCACCCTGCTTGACGGCGATCAGGTTCGCTCGAACGCGGTAGCAACGAGCCGGCCGCCCTCGGTGGCCGACGCGATCGAGCAGGAGATTTCCAAGCCGGCGCAAGAGCTGACCCCGGAGGCAGCCCCGAAGCCGAGGATCATCGTGCCCGAGCAGCCGAAGCAGATCGAGGGCCAGCCGCCGCCGAAGCTCCTGCCGCCGCCCGGCGAAAAGGGCTCCGGTGAAATGGTCGAGGTCGGCCAGCGCTCGGGTGCCATCGATATGGATACGATGATCCCGTTCGGCCGCGACGCAGATGGCAATGTGGAAATGCATTCCGTCCGCGACATCCTCAAAGACCTCCAGAGCCACGACGACCTCTACAAAGCTATGACGGAGTGCATGATCTAATGAGCTTCATGGATTGTATCGACCGCGCCCTCGCGAAAGAGAAGATCACCGGCAAACGTCGCGACGAGGCGCGCGAGCGCTATCAGAACCTGTACGACAACGCGGTTGCCGATGGGCTCGATCCGATCGCGGCTGAGCAGCACGCGGCCGAGCTGGCGACCAAGCAGGTTGCCGCCGACATCGCCCAGCGCAAGATCAGCACGTACAAGCAGATGGCTTGGTCGATCGACGACTGGAGGCAGTGGCAGAAGTCCGACGCCAACCGGCTCGTCTGGAATGCGAACGCGGTCATCGAAGGGACGATCGCGTCCACCCCTGGCCGCATCAGCCTCAATGACAACACCACGCACGCGACCGGGCAGCTCCGCAGCTTCATCCAGGACATGATGAAGAAATACAGCCCGAAGTTCGTCGGCATCGTCTACCCCAAGGCGGGCCTGGAGAACATCGTGCGCGAGGTCTTCAAGCCGGGCTCCAGCGGCGACGCGACAGCGGCTGCGATGGCCAAGGCGTGGACCAAGGCCACGGACTACGGCGTCATGCTCTACCAGCGGACGGGCGGCCTGCTCAATCATCTGGAGGAGTGGCGGATGCCGCAATACCAGAGCCGCATCAAGGTCTTCAAGGCCAAGGCCGACCAGTGGGTGAAGGACCACATGGATTGGGTCGACTGGAACAAGATGACGTTCCCGGATGGGTCGCGCATCGAGGCGGCCGACCGTGAGCGTGTTCTGCGCGAAGCCTACAAGTCGATCGTCACCGATGGTGATGTCCGCATCAACCCCGGCCAGATGAAAGGCCACGGGGGAGGCGGCCTGACCGAGCATCGCTTCCTGATCTACAAGGACGCCGACAGTTGGTTGGCCGCTCACGACAAGTACGCGGACGGCAGCATCTATGACACGATGAAAGGCCACATCGACGGCATGGGCCGCCGCATCGGCATTGCGCAGTCGTTCGGCCCCAAGCCTGAAATGGGCCTGGAGCAGATGATCGCCAACATGAAACGGATCGCCGGAGAGGCCGATGCTGCTGTGGGCTCGGGCGACCGCGCGCCGCCCAAGCAGTGGGGACTGTTCCCAACGACGTACACCGACAACGCCAAGAGCGCCGAGAACTTTCTGCGCGACGCTTTCCAGGTCAAGGTCAAGGGCATGAATGCGCCGATCAGCGGTCTGTCCGCTGCCGCCGCTGGCACCCTCGGAACCACGCGCTCGCTGATCATGTCGGCGGTCGGCGGCTCGGTCTACCTCTACCAGGGTACGCAGGATTTCTTCACCGCCGCATTGCGGTATCGGCTCGCCGGCTTGCCGGTGATGCAGGCGATGAAGACCTACTTCAAAACGTTCTCCGGCATGAACAAGGATATGGTCGACCTGTTCTCCCGCTCCGGCTTCATCAACCTGGCGCAGTCGAACGTTGCGCAGTCCGCCGGCCGCCTGACTGGCCTGGAGCCCGAGGGCATGCAGTTGGCGCGGCATCTGTCCGATGTCGTGATGCGCGCATCGCTGACCGAGTGGCACGCGGCTTCCGCTCGTCTCACGACCGCGATGGAGTTCGCTGGCGCCCTGGCCGACTGGAAGGATATGCCGTTCGACCAGGTGCCTGGCAAGAACATCTTCGAAGCCCACGGGATCACACCCGAGGATTGGGATGCGATGCGCGCGACGCCGATCAATAGGAGCCTCAAGGGCCACGCCTTCCTCATGCCAGACGATCATATCGTCCACGCCGGTCAGACTGACGACAGCTTCGAAGTCGCCAACAAGTTCATGGCGATGATCAATCAGGAAGCGAAGCTCGCCACGATCGAGACGCAGGTGGCCGCGCAGTTGACGCTGAAAGGCGCGACCCGCCCCGGCACCCTGATCGGCGAGGTGACGCGCTCGCTGGCGATGTTCAAGAACTTCCCGCTGACGCTGTTCAACACGCACATCCGGCAGGCGATCCTGGCCGACACGATCCCCGGCAAGATCGGGTACGGCGCCCAGGTGCTTCTCGGCATGACGCTGTTCGGCGCGGTCGGCGTGATGCTGCACGACATCGCCGCCGGCAAGAACCCCGAGGAAGCCTTCAACAGCAAGAGCCTCGTCGACCCGATGTTCTGGACCCGTGGCCTCCTGGCCTCTGGCGGCGGCGGCATGGTGTCCGACCTGATCGCCGGCAACCTGGAGCATGGCAAGACCTTCGGCGAGAGCTTGGCCGGCGCCCCGATCTCGATGCTGTCCGACCTGACCAATCTGGTGGGTACGGCTGCCAAGACCGTGGACGGCGACAAGAATGCGCACTTCGCTCGCGAGGCCAACAAGTTCGGCCAGCGCTGGTCGCCAGGCACAACGCTCTGGTGGGCTCGCGCGCCGCTGCGGGCGATGCTTTGGGATAACCTCCTCAAGGCCACCGATCCCGACGCCGCCGCTGTCTTCCAGCGCCGTGCTGCCTGGACGGCAAAACAGACCGGCCAGGACTATTGGTGGGGACCGGGCCAGAGCGTCCCCAACAGTGCTCCCGATTTGACTTCCTTGGTACGAAAATAGTATAATGGTGCGATCATGATACCGGCAGCTCCCGTATTCCAGACCTGGACAGGCGACGGCACTACGACCGTCTTCAACTTCTCTCAGCGCATTTACCTCGCTGCGGAGCTGTCGCTGTACACCTACACACCCGGCACCGACACGGTGCCGCAGAAGGTGACGAGCGGTGTCTCCGTTGTGGTGGCCGGGGACTACTCCGGCGCCACGATCACGTTCACCACGGCGCCGGCAGTCGGCGTCAAGGTTGGCGCGCTGCGGCAGACGACGCTCTCTCAGGACATCAACATCAGCGACACCGACTACGTGCCGCCGTCGACCGTCGAGAAGCAGATGGATCGGCAGGCGATGATGGCCCAGGAAGCTGGTCTGTTCTCGGCCCTTGGCCTGGATACCGATCCGTTCGACTTTACCAAGACGGCACGCGCCGGCATGGTCATGGCCTGGGACACCAATGGCAATCCCACGGTTGGCCCGTCGTCCAGTGCTCTCGTCACCGATGCAGCCGCTGCCGCCGCGAGCGCCGACGCTGCCGCGTCGAGTGCTACCAACGCAACCACCCAGGCCGGCAATTCTAGCGCGTCGGCAACTGCCGCAGCGGGCTCGGCCACGGCTGCGGCCGGCTCGGCAAGCGCTGCCGCGACCTCTGCGACCAACTCCGCCAACAGCGCCACGGCATCGGCCGCCAGCGCCACGGCATCGGCCAATTCGAGCAAGACCAACGGCTACGTCGGCAATTTCAGCTCGTCGACAACCGGCGTCGCGGCTGACAGCGGCAATTTCGGGTTCAACAACGCGGCGCCGGGCTCGGCGACGCAACTGTTTATCTCCCGCGACGACATCTACGGCTCGAACATGGCCGGCTTTATCACCGCCTGGGACGACAGCAACAACGCGGTCAAGGCGCTGGTCACGATCGCGGACGCGTCCGACCCCTCGGTTCGCTGGACCGGCAAGATCAATGGCGCCCTGACGGACAACACCGGATGGTACACGATCCCGGTCGCGTCACTGGCCGCCTCCGGCACCTTCACCGCTGGCCACACCTTCGTCGTCGCCGTTGCGCTCACTGGCGATAAGGGCTCTGTCTCTGGTCCCGCGACCTCGACGGTCGGGCATCTTGCCAGCTACGCCGACACGCTCGGTCAGCAGTTGGCCGACGCGGTGAACGTCGGCATCGGCGGCACTGCCGCCGCGCCTAGCATGGATCAGTACCGCGCCTCGATCGGCACCGGCACGGTTGGCTCGTATACCGTCACAGGGCAGAACGCCTCGGGCACGCAGAAAGAGTTCGGTGGCGTTGTCGTCGTGAGCGATGTCAACACGGCCGGCGGCGAGTACGGTCACATCGAGTTTCAGACGCTCTATGCCGGCGTCTTCCAGCGCGTTTGGTCGATGGGCGCTGGCCTCTATTCGCGCAGTGCCACCGGGGGCGACAAGGGCGACGACACCATCAATGCCATCGGATACTACATCAACGGCGTGGCAATCGGCTCCCTTTACGCCGCGCTGGCGGCAGCCAACAACTTCACGGCGATGCAGACCATCAGCGCTCCGGGCGTGGGCATTATCGGGCAGAACACAGCCGGCGCTACGGGATTGATCGTCGCCGGACCTAACAATGCCGGCGCTGCGGCCTTTATGTCGTTCGAGCGCAGCGGACAGTACGCCGTCAACTTTGGCCTCGACACAGACAACAAGTTGAAGGTTGGCGGCTGGACGATGGGCGCCGTCGCCTACGAAATCCTCAACCAGAACAATTGGCCGACCTATGTAACCGGGACGCTCGTCGGCATCCAGACCAAGACTGCTTCCGGCACGTACACACCAACGGCCGGCGCACATTCCGCCATTGTCTTTGTGACCGGCGGCGGCGCTGGCGGCCTTAGCGGGTCCGGCAGCGGCGGTGGCGGCGGCGGCGGTGCCGGCGAGACTGCCGTCATCTTCGTATCGGCGCCGGGTTCCACCTCGGTAACGATCGGCTCGGGCGGCGGTGCTGGCGCTGCCGGCGGCTCGTCCGCGTTCGGCGCTACGACTGTTCACGGTGGCGCGACCCCGACTGGTAACGGCGTCGGCGGTCGCGGCGGTGCGTCCAGTGCGAATGCCACTCTCAACCTGGCCGGCGGTGACGGCGGCACCAGCTACAACGGCACCAGCAATACTCGGGCCGGTGACGGCGGCGCATCGTTTTGGGGTGGCGGCGGCTACGGTGGCTCCACCCAAACCGGCGACAATGCCGGGCAGGCTGCGCAGTGCTACGGCTCCGGCGGCGGCGGCGGCTCTTACAGCGCAGGTGCCGGCGGTTCCGGTGGCAACGGCGTCGTCGTCATCTTCGAGTTCAGATAAGAGGTATCGCACCCATGCGGATGGTCGTCATCGACGGAAACAACAAGGTCGCCAACATCATCGAGGCCGACCTTACGTTCGAGGTTCCCGGCTGTACGCTGGTGCCCTACCAGGCGCCAGCGTACATCGGCGGCACGTACACCAACGGCGTGTTCTCCGCGCCTCCTGCACCGCCGGCCGTTACTCCGACAGTGCCGAAGTCGACAGTCATGGCGCGCGTGACTGCGGCCGGGAAGATGTCACAGGCGCAGAGCAATCTGTGGGCAGCGCCTGATCAGTTCGCCAAATGGTTCGCCCCGGATCAGCCGGTCGTCAACTGCAACGACCCGGCCACCGTGGCATTCGTCCAGGCCCTTGGCCTCGATCCCAACGTAATCTTGGCTCCTGCATCCTAAATGATTTGAATTTTGTGTGATGATACGATAAGCTAATCACCACACAAAGTTCACCGAGGATGCGATGGCCAACACAGTGAGCCCGCAAGGCGCGTCATTCACCGCCGAGCTTGAAGGTTTCGTCACCCATTTCTACCGCGACAGCGGCGGTGTCGGCACGATCGGCAATGGCTTCACGGCCATGTCGAAAGTGTTCTCTGAGTATTGGATGCAGACCCGTGGCCACAAGCTGCGGGCAGGCGACACGATCACCCGCGACGAGAGCACGATGCTCCTCCAGAAGGTGATGGACGCAGAGTACGCGCCGCCGGTCGCCAAGAAATACGGCAACACCCTGACGCAGAACCAGTTCGATGCAGCTACCGACACCGTGTACAACTGCGGCGCCGGCACGCTCAAGGATGCCTGGGCTACCTTCCTCGCCGAGAACCAGGTCGCCGCAGCGGCCTCCCGTCTTCTCACGACCCGCATCACTGCCGGCGGCCGGAAGCTTGCCGGCCTGTATCATCGCCGCCTCGCCGAGGCACACCTTCTGCTCAATGGTGATTACGGTTCGGCGGCAGCCACCAATGCGAACGCTGCGGCGGATACCGCTTCGTCCGTGGCGGCTGATCTGACCAAGCTTGGCTACAAGGACGTGACCAGCTTCCAGGCTGCCAACGGCCTCGTAGTCGACGGCATCGCCGGCCCGGCAACCCGCGCCACGATCCGCCGCGCCCTCGACGCCAAGACGGCGAAGACCGCAGCGAAGACTGTCGGCACCGGCAGCACCGCCGCAACGGCGGCAACCCATCATGTCGCGACAGCGCATGCCGCGACGAGCTTCGACATCCACACGCTCTATTGGGCGGCGGGCCTTGGCCTCGCTGCCGTGGCTGCGGTCGGGATCGGCTACCTGATCTACCGCAACCGGGGCGTCATTCTGCGCAAGAGGACACCTGCATGAACCCGATCCTGAAACAGGCCCGTGGCCATTTCTTCGACTTGCTCGCGATCATCTGCGGCATCCTGGCTTACCTCCAGACCGCCGGTATCGCGCAGTTCCTGCCTGAGCAATACGCCTGGGTGCCAATCGCGCTCGGCGCTGTGAACATCGGCCTGCACGGCATCCTGGCGGCGTCAGATGGAAAGCTGTCTACGCCTCCGGCATCGGAGTAATCCAATGCTGGCCATCCTCGCATCGCTGCTCCCGAACCTGCTCCTCAATGGTCTGCATTCGTATTTGCAGGCCACGACGACGATCGCCGTCGAAGGGGAGAAGACCAAGCGCGAGGTCACTCTCGCCACCGTCAACGGCGTAGTCGCGATGCGCCAGGCACAGTCCAGCGTGATAGAGGCCGGCATGGGGCACAAGGCGTTCTGGATACCCTGGACGACCGCCGCCATGTTCGCCGTCGCCTGGTACGCCTGGGGCATGGTCGACAGCACTTGGCCTGGGCACCTGCCGCACGTCGCCGCTCTGCCGCCGCAGCTCCTCGAACTGACCAACCAGATTTGGAACAACATGTTCCTGTCCGGCAGCATCGCCCTCGGCGGCGGCAAGATCGCATCGGCACTTTCGCGTATCTCAGGAGCGGGAAAGTGACAGACGCCGAGATCAGGGAAATCGCCGAAGCGGCGGCCGAGGCAGCAATCGAGAAGACGCTGCTGCGCCTTGGGGTCGATCCCGAGGACAAGGAAAGCTTTGCCGAGAGCCGCAAGGACTTCGCCTATCTGCGCCGGCTTCGCGTCGGCTCCGACACGTTTAAACGCCAGGGCCTCACCACCCTGGCCACAGTGATCACAACGTTCGTCATCGGCTCGATCGTGGCCGCTGCGCTCAAGTATTTCCCCACCCACTAGGAGGTCGCATTGATCCGCACCCTGCTCGCCGCAGCCCTTTCATTGGCGCTGGCCTCGACGGCGTTCGCACGCACCAAAGATGATCGCGTCATCGTCACCGCCGATCCGGTCATCTACCTGGAGATCGGCCACGATGGCGACTGCACCGGCTTCGCGGCGGACGTGTTCGACCAGCAGGCCATCATTACCGCTGGCCATTGCGCCGTCGATGCTATCAAGAACCACGACGACATCATGGCGCAGGACAGCATCGGCCGGTCGTTCAAGGTTGGCATCATCTACCTCGACGCGGCGCACGATGTCGCTGTCCTGGGTGTCCCCGAGGGCGGCAAGCTGCCCGGCCCGATCGCCTCGATCCCGCTCGGCTGCAACGCCAAGCTGACGATCGGCGAGGACGTGTCGATGACTGGCTACCCCGTTGACTTCGGCAAGGTGACAACGTTCGGCAAGGTCAGCGCCCTCGGCAGTCCGATGGGCTGGTGGGCCAACGTGTTGCGCATTCAGATGTACATCGCCCCCGGCAACTCGGGCAGCGCCGTTGTGAACGGCGACGGCCAGGTCATCGGCATCGGCGTTGGCCACGAGCCCGAGAACCCCGGCCTCGCGCTCGTCGTTCCGATTACCGAAGTCTGCCACCCGGAGGTGATGTAATGGCTGGTTTCCCCGCACTCACTCCCGAGAAGCGCCAGGCGGTCATTGGCCGCCTCACTGCCGGCGATACGGTCAAGGCAGTCGCCAAGGCCGAAGGCGTCAACGCCAAGACGGTTGCGAAGATACGCGACCAGATCAATGCGCCGGCCAAAGAGCCGGCCACGGTACACGTCCTCGGCGGCACAGCGGCGGATCGCAAGATCGTCGCGATGTCGGCCGAGATTAGCCGGCTGCGCCAGGCGCTCAAGGAAGCGCACACACAGCACGACATGGATGCGGCGGTCCTCGACATCATCGGCGGGCTCAAAGCCGCTCCAGCGGCCTTGCCTGCCTGGCTGACAACGGCTGTGAAGGCGGGCAGCGGTGGCGTCGAGGTGCCGGTCGTCATGTTCGCCGACTGGCATTGCAGCGAAGTCGTCGAGGGCAAGCAGACCAATGGCATCAACTCCTACAACCTGGCCATCGCAGATCGGCGCATCGAGCGCCTGGTCGAGACGACAATCAGCCTGTGCCGCGACCACCACGGCAAGCGGTATCCTGGGATCGTCGCCGCTCTCGTCGGGGATTTTGTCTCAGGCGCCTTGCACCCCGAGCTGGCCAAGACCGACGAGCTGGAAGTCCTCCCGACCGTCCTTTGGGTACTCGATCGCCTGGAGGCTGCTCTGATCAAGCTCGCCGACGAGTTCGGCCAGGTCTTCGTTCCGTGCGTCGCCGGCAACCACGGGCGCAATACCCTCAAGCCCGAGTTCAAGCGCTACGCCTACAAGAACTTCGATTGGCTCATTTACAAGCTCCTGGAGCAGCGGTTCGCCGCCAACAGCTCATATCGTAGCCGCGTGAGCTTCCAGATCGACGACAGCAACATGGCGTTCTTCCGCGTCTTCAACAAGCGCTTCATGCTGGTACACGGCGACCAGATGGGCGTGAAGGGCGGCGACGGCATCATCGGCGCCATCGGCCCGATCATGCGTGGCACCATCAAGGTGCGCGGCCAGCAGATGACGATGGGCCGCGACTTCGACTACCTCTTGCTTGGCCACTGGCATCAGATGCTGTGGCTGCCGCAGGCGATCGTGGCGAACAGCCTCAAGGGCTTCGACGAGTATGCGCAGAACGCGCTGCGTGCTGTGCCCTCGGCGCCGTCTCAGCCGCTGTTCTTCGTCCACCCGAAGTGGGGGATCACGTCCAAATGGGAGGTGATGGTCGAGGAGCCCGTCAAGCCGGCCGACAGCCCCTGGGTGTCGGTGTTCGCGCAGGCAGCTTGAAACTGGAGAGGCGGCCTAATCAGCCGCCTCTTTTTCGTCAGGGGGTTACACGCGCCACGGCTTTGGCCGCGAAGGCGGCCGGGGGATCGCCGTTGCCGGCCCAGGTGTCCCAATCGCCGGTCTTGGGATTGAAAATCCCAATGTACTTTTTCGGATCATCGTTCCCGAAGGCGTTGAGAACGTCGATGTAAGCATCCAAGCTCACATACCAAAGCCCCGTGTCCCGCGATCTATCCGAATTGAAAATGAACCCGTTCACGCGGCTTGGCGTTGGGTGGAACTTTTTACGCGGCGCGCGGGCGTATCGAACAGTCTCGCCGAACACAAAGCTATGGATGATCTTGTTGACCACATCCCCAATCGAAAGGTCCACATTAGCTGGCGCCGAGAAGTCATAGTAGTTCTCGATGTCGTACCTGGTGTGCTTGTTTATCCCTTTAAGTTTGCAGCGATAGAAGCTCGCCGGCATATTCAGGGAGGCCAGGTTTGAAGAAACCTTTCCACTCTCGATGAGCCTACGGATTTTGTAGGCGGCAACAAACACTGTTTCTTCAATGGCGAACGACCTCTTAGCGCTTCTCCGCTTCTCGGACCAGCTTCTAAGAGTTACGGCGTCTCGCAAGAGCCCGTCTTTCCACGGAAATGAGTCTAGAATCATGGCGCAAATATTTAGCGGCAAGCTGCCCCAACGTCAAAAGATAGCCCGCCCAATCACTTCGCCGCCTCCCGCCGGATCAGATATTCGCCGAGCAGGCCGACCGCCAGAATGATTGGGGCGAACACAAGCGCCCCGGCCTCGATCTGCCCGGCGGTGTGCGCATGGGCAACACCGAGGGCGAACACGCCGGCAAGCACGCCGGCCAAATAGCGCAGCACTTTCCCGACTGTACTCATTCTTTCTTCTCCTCCGCCAAAGCCGCAGTCATGTTGTCGGCGATCAGATTTACCGCCGCCTTGGCCGGGCCGTCTATCAGGTGCGCGTAACGTTTTGTTGTTTGCTCATTGGCGTGACCCAGCAGCGGGCCGACCGTCGACAGGTTGAGGCCAGCGCCCAGGCCAAACGACGCGAAGCTGTGCCGCAGATCGTGGATGCGCAGATCGGGACAGCCCGCCGCATCGCGAATGTTCCGCCACACCGCGTCGACATTGCCCACGCCGAGCAGGTAGCCGTCCCGCGTATGCGGCAGCCGCAGCGGATCGTCCAGCAGCTCGACGGCGGCGTCGGGCAGATGGATGACCTTATCGCCGGCACTGTCGGCCGTCTTGTGCTCGCGCAGGACAAGCGCGTTGCCCTTCCGGTCTGTAAGCTTCGCGCTCCCGATCTCGCCCTTTCTGGCGCCTGTGAGCAGCAACAGATAGATGAACAGGGCGCTCTCATGGAACCGGCCATAGAGACGGCTGCGCAGCTCGGCGCCGACTGCCCTGGCCTCGTCACCAGGGCGCAGATAGCGCTGCCGCTTCCGCTCGACGTTGCGCTCGACGAACTGGCAGAAGTTCGATCCCAGCGGCCGGGCCTTGTGCTTGATGGCCAAGGTGATCAGCGCCGAGACGTAGGAGACGACGCGGTTGGCCGTGATCGGGCCGCGATCCTTCGTCAGCTTGTTGTGGAACTTCTGCACGTCGTCCAGGTCGATGTTCGCCGCGCGCATCGAGCCGAGGCCGTCGCGGATGTAGCCCAGGGTCGTCTCCAGGTCTTTCCGCGTTTTCTTGCTCTTGCACTTCGGCAGCTTCACCTCGGCGTACATGTCGGCCAACTCGGACATCGTGAGGCCGTTGCGCGCCGCCCGCCGCTCACCGCTCGGGTCTTTGCCAAGCGCCACTTCCATCAGCATCTGCTTGGCGAGGCGCCGGGCCTCGTTGAGGGTGAACGTCGGGTAGTCGCCGAGCTTCGGCTTGCGCTCCTCGCCCTGCTTGGTGCGGTAGTAGAAATAGAAGCTCTTGCGCTGCGGGAAGGCGCGGAGCTGGAGCCCCGGCACTTCCGTATCCCGCAGCGTCTGCCCAGGCTGGGCGGCGGTGATGGTTGCTACTGTCAGGGTCATGCTGCTACCTCCATCGGGACGCCATCGGTCGGGCACACAGGCGTACCGGCGTCGCATATCCATTTGTTCGTCACGCGGGCCGTGTAGCCGCAGCAGGTGCAGCCGACCTTGAGCAGCCGCGTCGACTGCTTCTTGCGCTCAGCGGTGCCCGTGCCGGCCGTCAGACCGCCGGCCGGGAAGATGCCGATCTCCTCGATCAGCGGCAGCGCCCATTCCTTGAAGGCGTCGCCGGCAACCGTGGCCGTCATCTTGCCTGTCAGGCCGATGGCGACGGCGCAGCGTTTAAACACCGAGCCGTGCTGTGCCTCGGCGCCCTGGGTCGCGTGGACCAGCTCATGCGCCAGCGTAGCCAGTATTGTGATGGTCGCCTTGATCTTGCGCGCCTCATTGGCCCTGGCCGGCACACCGATCTCGGGCGACAGGAATATCTCGGCATGCCCGTCTGCCGAGGCCGGCGGATACCAGCACTCGCCGATCCGACCGCCCTTGCGGGTGCTAGGCCAGCCCATGCTGACGCGGACCTTCTCGGGCACCTTGTAGCCCTTGTCGGCGAACAGCCGCCGCAGCGCCACGGTGGCCGTCTCCAGCCACTCCAGGCGATCTCTCGATGTCCCGTTCATGCTGCCACCCCTTTCAGATCGTTCATCACGGCCTTGGCGTCCCTGCCGGCGACGGCGAGGTGAAGGCGTTTGCGCATCTTGAAATTGTCGCGGATCACAGCCGCGACCTTGGCGGCTGCACGGCGGTTCGGGATGGAGATTTCCTTGGCCTTGCGCAGCTCCGCGTGGGGAACTTCTACGCTCTGGCAATCGGACGGATTGAACAGCCGCGTCTTGATGCGGCCCTCATGGGTGATGAAGAAACGGCGGTAGCCGCACCCGACCTTTGGGTGGTCGAGATAAACCTCGATATAGCGCATTGTGTTGTCCTGCTGGTCGCACGGTGGTCGCACCGTGCATCGATTAGTGTCCAACAAGATGTAGGGAAAAGTCTAATGTTTATCAAGAAATCGATATGAAAAATGTATCATGAAAGCCGATTTTGCTGACCTCCACTCAGGCTCGGGGCGACCTTTCCGAGGGTGTTTTTATAATGATTTCAGGCACTTAACTGGTGCGGCGGAATGTCGCACCAGAGCGCTGGTCGCAACGTGGTCAAGAGTACATCAAAGCGACGGGGACAAGCAAGCCGGCCAACTGACCGATGACGCCCAGGGCAATGACGACGTGCAGCCGGTGGCCGGTCAGGTGCTTGACGTGGCCAAGATAGATCGCGGTGCCGCAGCAACCGAACCAGGCGAGAAACAGGGCGGCCAGGACGATCACTTCCGCCTCCGCCGCTTCGGTGGCGTGAGGAGGTGCTGGAACATCGCGTCGCACTTTTCCTTGCCGTGCTGCGCGACGAATGGCTTGATCTCCGTTCGGCCGACAATGCGTTCCATCTGGTCGCGGCTCGACATGAGCGTGGTGATCCTGTCGAACTCGCGCAGCTCCTCGGGTGTCCAGGTGATCTCGGTCATGCCGCGACCTTTCCAAGCTCGTAGTCGAACACCGCCCAATCCGGGTAGCGGATGGCGCCGTTCGGCATCTTGTAGTAGCGCGGCCCTTTGCCGTTCGAGCGCATCGTTGCGAGCGTCGACACTTCGAAATCCCAGCGCGCGGCGAGTTTCTTCGGTGAGAGAAGGATGTCGCCCATAGTGGGGCGAACCTCCGTGATGACCAGGCTGGCCATAGCTTTGTACTCCTATCTATGTGATACGATTATTATAGTGTGATACGGATTATGTTTCAATGGGTTCGTCAGGAAAAGGCTCGCCGAGGTCGTCGACAGCGCCGGCCGCCGACACCCGTGTCCCATTGATCTCGATCAGACCGCGCTGCAACAGCTCCTGGAGGGCGCGGCGGAAGGCTGTCTGCCGGGTTTTCTTGTCCTCATGCGTCGACATCTTGGACACGTCATCGCAACACGCGTCGCGCCAGACACGGCGATCGATGCCGACGCCGCCCAGGTCATTGAGGATGTCGAGTGCGCCCTGGACGGATGCCGGCAGCCGCGACCGAGGCTTGGCCTCGGCGCCCTGGACTTCCTTGGCATAAGCCGCCGTGATCTGGTCGCCATCCTCGTCGATGCCAAGCTCGCTCACGCCGATGCGGAAGGCCGGCACCCAATCGGACGGGCCGTTGCGGTTCTTGCCTTGCTTGCCACTGATGATGTCACTGTTCTCGCTGCGGGTCAGGTACAGCCGCATGTCGAGCGCGCCGTCAAAGCTGCCGTGACCGCGACCACTGTCGCCGCCGGTCTTCGTGTCGTGGTGGATGTAGACGACGGCGGTGCCATACTTGGCCAGCATCTTGCCGACCGTCAGCACGCGGCCCATTCCCTCGGCGCTGTTCTCGTCGATGCCGGGGAATGCCATCGCGAGCGTGTCGATGATGGTCAGCACCGGCCGCCGTTCCTTCACGGCTTCCAGCAGCACTTTCAGATCGGGACTGTTCTTGGCGGCGAGGTTCGATATGCCGCAGACCAGCTCGAACCCAGGAGCCATGCCGAGGACGGTCTGCAATGCCTCGACGCGCTCCGTCATGCCCGTGGGGTCTTCCACGGCCACATAGAACACGCCGCCCTTGCGGGTGCGCCTGCCGAAGGCGAGGTCGCCTGTGGCTACGCGGCGGCCCAGGTACGGGGCGAGCAGGCTCTTGCCGACGCCGGGATGGCCGATGATGGCGGCGAGGTCGCCCTTGGCCAGGACGCCCTTGATGATGTACTCGCGCCGCTTGCCCTTGCCCGACTTGATCTCGTCGTCGGTCAGGAAGACGATCTTATCGCGCGGCTTCTCCTCGGGCTCCGGCCCGATCACGATGTCGTCGGGTATCTCGTCGAACTCCAGGTCGATCGACGCGCTGCCAGGGCTGTTCTCGCCGTAGCTGTAGGCGTGCTCGATCACCTCTGCCAACTCGTCGCGATCCCACGGCGGCACGCAGCGGGCGTTCCAGTCGCTGTAGAGGTCCATCGCATCGAGCGCGCCATCCGCCGACAGGCCAAGGTCTTTGAGCCGGCAGGCGACCTTGTAGGTCTGGTCGTTTCCACCCTCGCCCTCGATCGCGGGCTCGATGGTGGAAAGGTACGTGATCGCCGTGGCTTGGGCAGTCGGTGTGTCAAGCTCGACGACGGCGGTCAGCTCGACGCGCTCGGCCTGCACGTATGCCTTGGCGATGGCGTCGATCAGCCACTGCGGGATAGAAGCGATCGGCAGGTTTCTTATAACGCGGTACGTCCCCTTGTCGCTGACCGATCCGGGAGCGACCACATAGCCGCCGCGCGACCGGATATCGACGGCGGGCGCCAGGAGGCCGACGCTGTTGCGGACCAGATCGCCCCGGAAATAGTAGTGCCGCGAGCCGGTCGGGCTCTCGACGACGAACGTGTTGTCCAGATCGGCAACGTGCTCGCCGGCAAGGGCGCGCAGGTTCGCGTCGCCGTCGACACCTTTCTGATCGGTGTCGATGACGACAAGGCCCGAGGCGCCGGTAGCGACGCCGATATTCCGGTCGCCGCTACCAAACCATTTCTCAAGCTGGTCGAGGTCTGTCGTCGCTTTCTCCGGCCATCCCTTGATGGTCGGAACCTTCCGGCCATCCTTGAATGTCATGGGGAACAGCGACAGACGGTGCTGCTCTGCCAGCCGTATTGCTACGGCCAGCTTAGGGGACTTCCCCATGTATGCTTACTCCATGCCGAGTGCGAACATGTAGAGGTGAAGCAGAGCTTCCTCCTCCTCCCGCTTGGCCTTGTCCTGCTTGCGGAGTTTGAGGATTTTGCCGATGGTCTTGCTGTCGTAGCCCCGGCCTTTCGCCTCGGCCTTCACGTCCTTGACATCATCGCCGATCGACTTGCGTTCTTCCTCCAGGCGCTCGATGCGCTCGATGAAAGACTTCAACTCGTCGCCGATAACGCCGGAGTTGCTGCCAGGCTTGGCGGGCTTCTCTGCCTCCTCTTTGGCGATCTTGTCCAGGCTGTCGAGCGCGGTCTTCAACTCGGTCTGCTCGGTGGGCTTGCGCAGCTTGGCCTGCTTGTCAGCCTTGGTTTCCTTGGCCTTCGGCGGCTTCGGCGGCTCGGGCTTGGGCTCCTCGGCGACAGGATCGTCGGGCAAACCGATGTCGTCGTCCTCGTCATCGTCGAGAGACGGGAAGGAAAAGTCGTCTTCGTCCTCCAGATCATCAACGATCTTGTTCACGTCGCGGTCGGCTTTGAGGAACGCAGGGATATCGTCTTCGTCGAACACGTCATCTGCTGACATAGAATTTCTCCTGTGGTACGAAAATCATATCACATTACTTGCGGTAACGCACGCCTTCCCATCCGGCAGCGTTCATTGGGAGCCCGGTTGCCCAGGCGGGAAGCTCTTTCATGATGTCCGTCATTTCGGCGAGCGAGCCCTGGCCTACCGGCCGCTCGGCTACAAGCTCGTCATGGACATGCATCACGGTCGGATAGCTCTTGGCCTCGCACCGGAACATCGCTTCCTCCAGCAGATCGCGGGAGACAGCCTGGTCCGCGTTCTCGGTCAGCTCGCCGCCGTAGGTGGAGACGCGCGCCCACTTGCCGCTGTTGGCCGGGTCTTTGACGATCTTGCCTTTCTTGCTCTCGTCGATGCGGCAGAAGAACGTCATCACCTGCTTGGTGGCCTGCCGGCCGGTCTTCGCATCCTTCCAGGGCATCGGGCGCCACATGAGCTTAGGGAATGCGTAGGCGAGGCAGCGGCCCGAGGGCAGTTGCATGAACAGGAACGAGCCGGCCTTGCGGAACTTGATGTACTTGCCGGCGCGGGTGATTTTGCCGGGCGTCGCTATCGCCTCGATCGCCGCGTCTTCGATATCGCGCCAGAACTGGACGGTCATCGGATGGCGATCCCGCCACGGCATCTTGACCAGCTCGGCGGCCACCCAGGCTTCACGCGACATGACCTTGCGGTGCCGCCCGCGATCGGCCCACGACTTGACGGCGAGGCGGCGGCGCTCGCCATTCGACACCGGCCAAATGAACGGCAGGATCGCGTCGACATCGACCGCATAGTTGGCCGCCATGCTGGCATACGCGCCAGCACCGCCCTGATAGCCAAGGGCCAGTTCCGACACCTTGCCTACCTGCCGGCGCGGGTCTTCCTTGTCATTGATCTCCTCGCCGAAGATGCCCGAGGCCGAGACGAGGTACACATCCTTGCCCTCGCCCATATCGATCGAGCGGAACAGATCGAGTTTCCACTGCTCGCCGGCCAGCCACGGCAGCACGCGGCCCTCGACGTTGGAAAAGTCCACGGTGATGAAGCGGTTGCCCGGCTTGGCGGCGATCATCGACCGCATGCATGAGGCCAGCGGGCTAGTCGCACTCCCGTATACCAGCTCGATAGACGCGAATGCGTCTGGCTGCTCCATCTTGAGCACTTCCAGGCACCAGTCGACATCGACGCCCTTCTCGGGGCGTACCATATTTTGTGTCTGTATGCGCCGCCCACCCCAACGGCCTGTGCCTGCCGAGTGAAACTGGTGCAGCCCGCGTGCGCGGCCATCGCTCGACGTGCAGCGCAGCATGGCGACCAGTTTCTTGGTCGATGTCTTGCCGACCGATGCGCGTATCTCCAGCGCGCGGCGAGCGTCGTCGGGCAGATCGGGGAGCTTCATCAACTCGCGCACGTCCGCCTTGGCCAAGGAATGGCAAGGCAGGCCCTTCACGTCGCGCAGCCAGGCGACGAACTTCTGTACGTTGGTCGCGGCCGGGACCGTGCCGCCGGTAATCTGCCGCAACTCTTTGTTGCGGACGCGCGCCTCCTCCTCGATCACCGCCAGGGCGCGCTCGGCGCTCTCGACATCGATCGGGACGCCGCGCTGATTGATCTCGAAATCCAGCTCCCAAAGCTTCTGCTCGCTCGCCTTGAGCGCCGGCAGCCGCTTCTCCAGGGCACGCTCGACGACGACATCCTGGTCGCAATAGGCGTCGAGGATCGCGAACAGCTCGGGATCGGTGTCGCGCTCGTACCAGATCGGAATGCCGTCCTGCCAGGCGCGGGGTTTGCAGAGCTTGAGCATGACGCGGCGGCCGGCGTCGTCCTTGTCGACTGACAGGCCAACAGCCTTGGCAGCACCGGCCAGCGAGCCCGGCAGCGCGTGGGCGTAGCAGATGGCCATCGTGTCGATGCACTGGTCGGCGCGCAGCTCGGGGAAGCCGTAGCGCTTGGCTGCAATGTGCTTCCAGATCACCAGCTCGAAATAGACATTGTGCCCGACGAACTTGGCGCCCATCGCCAGTTCGAGGAACAGTTCCTCCGGCAACGTGTCGCCCGGCTTCCAACGCCGGACAGGCCCATCGCCGAAGGCATAGGAGAACGTCAGGATATCGGTCGACGGATGCTCAGCATACACGTCAGCGCCGGCCGTCTTGATGTCGACCGTGCTGCGTGTTTCCCAATCGCCATGAATGTGAAGCGTCAACGGACAATCCTGAATGTAGACCTGGACCTGGCCACCTCGGCGGCAAGCTCACGCTCGATCCGCTGCTTGAGCAGCGCGTAGCCATAAGACTTGTGCTCGGTGAGGTCGGCGCGTGCCTTGGCCAGGTCAGAGCAGAGAACGGATGCTGAGACGGCCGGTGGCAGAAGCGCCACCGGCTTGATGCTGTGAGCGTCACCACTCATAAGGGCAAGGCTCTTGCTCGCGGTAGAGCCGGCGGAGGATGCGGAACTCCTCGGAGGATACATGCATGTATCTGCCGAAGGCTTCATAGGCATCGCAGACGCCGCGATAGGTGCGCCGATCTTCGGGGTCGTCGACCCCATCAAGATCGATGCCAGTGAGGAGCCGAAGCACCTCACGATAGACGCAAGGACGGAGCATGACACCTTACTCCTCATCGCCGAAGATGCTGTCGGCGCTCTCGCCTTCCTCCAGGTCTTCAAGCTCCTCGAACTCCTCATTCGGGTTGGCAGGCTTGCCACCGATGCGTTCACCGCTGCCGAGGAGCTGGACAGCCTGGAGGCCGAAGCCGATGCCAGGGCCGAACTTGTCGCCTTTCTTGGGCTTGAAGGCGTAGACGCGGATCGTCAGGAGGCTGTCGGCACCCGGATAGGCGTCGTCTTCCTCGGTGACGGGCTCGCGCTTGCGGTCGACGACCGGCGGACGCTTGAGGGAATTGGCGGACAGGAAGAATGCCCCGTCCTCATAGCCCTCATAATCCTTCTCGCCCTGGTCGCGCAGACCGATGCGGAGGGACTTCCGCGACTTGCCGGGGAACTCCTCTTTGATGACGCGATCGATTTCCTTTTCCAGGACGGTCAGATCGGCGCCCGCCGGGAACAGCGCGGAGGTCGAGAACTTCGGCTTGCCGGACGGGTTGCCGTCGTCATCTGTGCCCTGCTTTGCATGGAACAGCTCGGGGAACGACAGCCGGACCTCACAGGTACGGATGTTGCCATTCTCCAGTTTCTTCATCTGGAATTTCGTTGCCATTGGTACGGTTCCTGTTGAGTGATACGAATATTGTTGCACCCCAGGCAGAGAACATGGACACCCGACAAGGCCGGCTGCCTGGGGTGCGGCAGCGCTAGGAGAACCCGGCCCGTCGGAACTGTTTAAACGGGCTCGTCGTCGAGCACGTCGAACTGTTCGATCGCCGGCACCACCTCGGGGCGCCGGTCGCTTATCGGGACCAGAACGGTGCCCGAGGATCGTGAAGGGGCGAGCGCGGCGTACCTGGCGGCGAAGTCTTTCTTGCCGACCAGCTTCTCGATTTGCGCCGGGCTCTTGAGCTTAGGCTCGGTGTAGATGTCCTTGGGTGCCAAGCCCGAGGAGTGCAGGATCAGCGTGGCCGCGTCCTTGGCCTCAATCCAGGCGCGGCGGCCAACCTTGTCGACCAGCTTCTGGCCGGGGATTTTGGTGCCGTTCTCGGCCATCGCATAGCCGGCCTTGCGGACGGCCTTGGCCCAATCCTCCAGCATGTCGAGGCCAGGGATGATGCGGCCGATCTGCTGCGGCGTCAGGCGCTCAGGATCAGGGAGCTGCACCGCGTCGAGGTCGTCGAAGTCGGCTTGCGCGACGGTCAATGCCTTGGACGCGTATGCGGGGCAGACGCCAGCGGCCGGGCACCAGGTACACCATTCGCCTGGAACCAGCGGCGCGGCCGGGTCGCGCGTGGCTGCGACCGCCCCGTCAATCTCCAGGGACCAATCCAGAAGCTCCAGCGGCCCGATGTTTACGTCGCGCACCAGCCCGTCAGGGTGCGGCATACGCGGCTGAATGATCGTGATGGTGAGAAGTTCGATGTCGGCGTCTTCAAGGCCCTTGGTGGCGCCTTCTCCGTAGCAAACAAGCTGCTTGTTCGGGTTGCCCTCGGCATCCTTGACCTCGACCAGGACACCCGCGCCGTACTTCAAATCGAAGACGTACAGCCGCCTGCTCGCATGGTCATAGACGATGGCATCAGCGGTGCCGAACTCGTCGCCGGAGAAGTTGACGCGGCGCTCGACGTGAAGCTCGGCGCCGGGGTGTTCGGCCAGGCACTCGCGCACGGTGTCGAGAAAGAGCTGCACGCCGTCGACCATTTCCTCGTCGACCTCGAACCGGCTGTCGGTAAGCGGGCTGCCTTCCTGGAGGAACTGACTGAAAAAGTTGTCGCCCTTGATGTCGATGACGCGGCCGGCGAACTGCGCGGTATCAAGCTCCTGCCGCAGGCAGTGCTCGGCCAGCATGTGCGCGGCGGTGCCTTCGTCAGCGAAGATGCTGGACTTGCCTTCCGGTATCCCGTCCGACATGCGGATCGAGCCGGGGCAGTTCATCCAGCGGTACGCGGACGACGGCGAGCGCTTGGCGTGGGCGCGGGTTGTGTGCTGTGTCATGCCACTGCCTCAAGCTGGCGGTAGGTCGCGGCCGGGCGGTAGCCCTTGGTCCACGGCGGCGTGATCTTCATCCAGCGGAAACCACTGAATACGGGATAGGTGATTGTGGGCACGGGTAGCCTCCGAAAAGAGCAGGGACGGTTGCCCGCCCCTGCTAGGCGGCGCTGCTTTTCAGATGTCGTCGTCTTCGTCGTCGAGCGGCACGTAGAACTCGTCGGAATAGGGGTCGTAGTTCATGCCGGCGGTGCCGATGAATGCCGAGATAGCTATCGCGGCGGCGACGATGATCAGGCCAATCTTGGCCAGGTCGATGATCAGGTGTTCCATGTCACGCCGCCTTCGTCAGGGCCGTGAGGAACTTGCTGTAGTCCTCGGCCTTCAATTCATCGAACTTGGTGGCGCCGAAATCTTTCAGCACGGCGAGCGCGGCCTTGGGACCACCTTCGCCCTGCTTCTGGATGAAGGCGCGCAGTTCCTTGGCGACCAGCGCCTTGTCGACCGTCTCAGCCTCCACGGCATCGGCTTCGACCTTGGGCTCGGGCTTGGGTTCCGGCTTCGGATCGGCCTTGACCGGCTTGGTAGCCTTCTCAGCCTTCGGCGCGGCGATCTGCTTCTCCGGCTCGGGCGCTGCGGCGTGAACAACGTCGGCGGCTGGCGAGGTCTTTCCGGCGACGGTCGAGAAGATCGCGGCGAACGCCTCGAAATCTTTCGGCGTCTCCAGTTCAAAGTGAATGCTGGCTTTCATTGCTTGCCTCCTGGGCGGTTAGAATTTATCCTCATGATTAGAATAGTGTATCACACGGCAGAAAACAAGGTTTCTATTTCAGAAGTTCTCCGCTCGCAGATGCGGGTCACGGCGTCGTCGATCGAGTTGGCCAAACCGACGAACCGGGCTTCCTTCAATCTGTCCGGCTCCCGCACGTTGATGACGCGGCTCAATGCCTGAGCGTTGTCGGTCGGTATCCAGGACGGTTCGAAGATGTAGATCAGGTCGGCGGCGGACAGGTCGATGCCCATGCCGGCCGAGGCCAGGTTGGCGATGAACACGCGGCACTGATGATTGGTCTGGAAGCTGTGCAGCATGTGATCGCGGCGCTCGGCGAGCGTGCCACCAAACAACAGTTGCGCCTTGTAGGGCCGAAGGAAGTTGCGGAGATAGCGCAGCGGGTCGCGGTGGATGCCGAAGATCACGACCTTGCAGCCAGGGTCAGCCTCCAGGTCGTCCTTGACCAGCTCGACCATGCCGGCAACCTTGGCCAGCCCAATGACGCGGCGGATCGTCGACACGCTCTTGGCGTCGATGTTGGACAGGTCGCCGGCCTTCACGCCGTCCGCGATCTGGCGGGCATAGTTCGGCTCCTGGGCGGCCAAGATGCGCATGACCGGGTGCAGCGGGCTGACCTCACGCGGCTCGATCGACATTGTGTTGATGTCGAGCTTGATGTCGGCGATGTCGATGCGCAGCCGGCGCAGCATAAACGGATCGACCATCCGCTTGAGAAGCGGCAGGTTCTTGCTGCCCGTCACCTTGAACTCTGACCCGTCGTGGAAGCCGAAGCAGAACTTGTTGATGAAGTCCGTCTTCGAAGGCTTCCAGATGCCGGCCATGCGGCAGAACGGGAACATGTCGGACGCGTCGCGGCGCTGCGGCGTGCCGGAGACAAACCAGCAGCGCTTGCCGAGGCCGGCGAGGGCTTCGTTGCCGGTGCATTTGCTGCCGAGGATCAGCTTGGTGCGCTTGGCCTCGCGGTTGGTCAGCTCATGGGCCTCGTCGAGGATCACGACATCGAAGCCGTACACCATGCCGGAGGCGTAGAGCGCGGCGAACACGTCGCCTTTGACGGCCAGGGATGTCGACACGACCACCAGGCGCGTCTCGCCCGTGATCTTCTCGATATCCTTGGCGGAATAGACCAGGACTGCGTTGTCGGCGAAGCCCTGGTCGGGACAGAAGTTGCGGAACTCTGAAAGCCAGCCGCCGCGCACGATGGCGGGGCAGATCACCAGGACGCGTTTAAACGATGCGCGAGCGCACGCGACGACGCATTGCGGCGTCTTGCCGACGCGCATCTGATCGGCGAGGTAGAGGACCGGCCCGCCATTGGCGAGCCAGTCCGCTCCTACTTCCTGGTATGGATCGAGCTGCTTCAATACAGGATGCTCCCGCCCTTGAACCGAGCCATCGCGGTCGCCGGCCAGCGGACTTTGACGCCCATCACCTCGGCTTGCATGAAGGTTTGCGCGGTGTGCTCGTCGGCGATCTCCAGGACCGCCTTGGCCTGGCTATACGGAAGATCGACGGCGTAGCAGGACAGCGGCAGATCGGCGGTGACGAGGTGCGGGCGCTCCGGCGGCTTTGACGGGTGGACAAGATAGCCGTCCACCTCTGACATAAGCTGCCGGCCTTCCTCGGCCGTGATCTCGATGACCCTCGGCGGCGGCATGTCGAAGCGCCGGAAGGCGTGGATCATCGTGCGGATCGCGTCGAGGACGGGCTTGGTGCGCACGGCGGGAGCCGGCGTTGCCGGCTCGTCGCCCTCATAATCGGGGCAGGGGAAGGGTTCGCGGCTCACGCATGGCCCTCCGGCTGCATGCCGGCAACGTCCGCCGTGATCCATGTGCTCTCGACGCTGGTGCTTCCGATCTCCGCGTCGTCGATCGGCAGATCGCAGTCGTAGAAGATGCGCAGCTTGAGCGCGGTGGCCAAGGCATGCTCGGCTCTGGCGCCGAGGCTGGTTTCCCAGCCCTCCAGCATCCAGATGCCATCGGCTTCCTCGGCTATGAACTTCATGTCGGCGGCGAGCGCTTCGCGCAGCGAAAAGCCCTTCTGCACAGCCTCGTCGATGTTGCCGTCGAGGCTCTTGCCGATGTCAGGGCCGTGCGCCTCGCGGTCGCGGTCAGCCGGGTTGAAGACGGTATGGCCGAGGCGCCGCAGAAACGCGCTGGCCTTGTCGAAGGCGGGGAAGTTGAAATCGGGCTTCCCGCGCATCGGCCCGGCAACGTAAATCTTCATTGGGATGATCCTTTCAGGCGCCGAAGCTCGGCGATAAGGTTCTTTGTTCCGCGATGGTCGGACCCGGTTTTCGCGACGCAGAGCCGGGCGGGTTTCTTCCCGCCGGGAAACCAGAAGTCGACGATCAGGTGCTTGTTCTCGCGGACCAGTTCGAAGTAGTTGGAGCCAGCAGCGTCGGCGATTGCCTGGAGCTGGCGCCGCACGCCCGCGTTCACTGACTGGCCTCCTCCCGATTGAGGAACAGGCGCGCGTAGGTGGCGCGCTTGCGCTGGCCGCGCGTGGTTCCGAATGTCGCGTGGACACGCGGCTCGGCCGGCGGCACGCGGAAGCCGCGCCCTCCCGTCGAGTTGGCCATAGTGTTGACGCGGCGAAGGCGTTCGCCCTCGTCGGCGGACGGGCAACCGAGGCGTGACATGCGCTCGATCTCACCCATCAGGATTTTGTTGAAGACGTTCATGCGGCCTCCCGCGCCTTGAGGTGCGCGATGTAGTCGGCCTTGCTCATGCCGGCTTCCTCGGCCTCGATTTCCATTTCCAGCTCGGCCAGGACACGCCAGCCGGCCTTTGCGGTGTGCCGGCCGCCATCGGTGTCGATGGTGCCGCGCTCGGCGAAGTGGCGGAGCGCGCAGTCGGCGTGATCCGTCGACTTGCCTTTGGCCCAATGCAGCGGCTGGCCAGGGTTGTGCTGGTCGTTGCCGATCCGGCTCACCTCAGCGATGGCGGCGAGCGCCTTGGGGAAGTAGTCGAGGACGCCAGTGCAGAGCGGCACAGCCTTGCGGGCCTTGGCGTCGGTCGGCAGGTGCACACCGTGGTTCGATTTTTGTACCACTGCGGGCACAGCTTCGCCGTTGTAGTGGTCGTAATACGGGTCGAGGTGATGCGGGCAGCCGTCATCGGCGAGCCGGTGCAGATCGTGGTGCTCGGTGTGGTCGATCTTCTCGACGTGAGCTTGCACAACGGTATCGACGACGCGGCCATGCTCGGACAGCAGCGCGGCGAGGACGCGGTTTGCGGGTCTTGCGTTCATTGGTCAGCCTCTCAAGCGGATCAGGACGTTGGGGATCACGACGATGGCCACCATCGACCACCAAAGGATCGGATGGCTGTGCAGGAAATTGATCTCCCACGTCGCCGCGTCATACAGAAAATCAGGCACTCGAACCTCCTAGGTGTGTTGCCTCCCGTATTGAGCGATCAGCGCCGCCTCGGCGCGACCGTCATGCTTTTTGAGCGGCCAGTGATGCGCGCCGCTGGGTATGAGCTGGGATGCCCGTTGCCGGGCCTGGTCCTTGTCGGCGAGCACGCCCATTGCCTTTTTCCAGACCTGTGGCCGGACAGTGCGAAACGGGATGCGGGCAGCGGCGAGGGCAGTTTCGATGATGCCGTAGGATCGACCGAAGGCGAATGCGCCTACGTGCCCGTCGCGCGGCATCGAGCTGACTTCCTCCAGCACGGCGATCGTTCGCCCCACTGGCAGCTTGCCGAGCCAGCGAATGAGGGCAGGGCCGTCGATGACGCGGCGGCTCTTGCTCCCCACTGCGGCAAGCGTCGGCATGTCCAGAACGCCACGGCAGTTGCCAGCCTCGTCGAGGATGGCTAGTGCGCCGTTAACGCCGGGATCAATGCCGAGGGTATAAGAGGTCATTCGGGCTTGGCCTCGTCGGCTTCGAACGTGACAGGCCAGTTGAACGTCAAAGAGAATGGCCCGAGCTTGAAAAGCGCGATCCCGAGCCAGGGTATGCTATTCCAGAAAAAGTAGGGTGGGCGGGTGTCGATGTGGGCGCTGGCATGATAGCTGCCCCACGGTACGCGAGTTGTCATGGTTGCCTCTGTTCAATGTTATGGTCTTTTGGCCATCGCGGCGGCGATGACCGTGCCTTGTCATCTAATGTAAAGGAAATCGTATCACGGTTCAAGATTTATTTCACCGTTAACACCTAGGGCGGCTTTGTGGCGAAATCTCTTGCAGGTTGCATAAAAATGGGATAAATATCTACTCGTAGCAATGAAAACGTATCACTCACGGAGAACCGAGAATGACGATTGACGTGAATTGGTTCCAGAACCGCATTCGCGATTTGGGCACCAGCCAGCGGCAAATCTCGGCTGCAATAGCCACCAATCCGAACACGATCAGCCTCGTCCTGTCTGGCAAGCGGCAGCTCACCCACCCGGAAATCCCGGCGCTGGCACAGCTCCTGCAAACCACATCCGAGGAAGTGCTCAAGCGGCTCGGGGTAGAGCCGCCTGCGGTGCTCAAGGACGCGGCGGTCGAGTGCATTGGAACTGTCGACGAGACTGGCCGGGTCAGCGAAATGAAGGCGCCGCGAACTGTCGACGCGCCGGCCAACGCCACGCCCAATACCAAGGCGGTGATCTTCAACGCCCTGGCCTCGGAGCATGTGCAACACGGCTGGGTGTATTTCGTCGATATCCCGGCGAAGCCTAGGCCGCTGGATGCTGACACGCTCAATTCGCTGTGCCTTGTCGAGATTGGCGAGCACGAAGGCTATCACCTCGGCGTTGTGCGCCGTGGTCTGGAGCGCGGCACCTATGACCTGTTCAACGCTTTCAGCGGCGAGCGGATCGTTGGCGGTGTCACCATCCGCAGTGCCACCATCATCCGGTGGATCAAGACGGCGTGACGCCGTAGCAGCTCGTCGCCGCGTAGAGCGTGGCGGCGGGCGCCTTCCTTCAATGCGCCGTTGCCGGGCATGCCGGTATCGAGCCGGCAGCCTACGCGGCGGTCGCCCGATCCGGCGGCGGCAAGCTCCCGCAAGCACCCAGCGGTAAGAGATATCCAACCATATGCATGTGATTAGGTGGCGTGGTCCAAAGTGGGCCGCGCACGCCAGCAGCCAATGCAGCAGCATTGCCCACTCTCCTCCCGAAGACCTCGATTAGATAAGCTAATCGTGGAATGTTAGGCTCCACTTAAAAGCAAAAGTGAACACACATTGTCGTGATTAGATTTTTATGGATTGGTCTGGATATCGTAAGGCTGGCGACAAAAGCGACAATTTTGCCGGCAAGGCAAATCAGCCAACGAAATCAGATCCTTCCGCGAAAAGCGACAAAAGCGACAAAAGCAACATTTGTCACTTGCGCAGTGAGCAGGCGAAAAGCGACAAAAGCGACACACCCCTATGGGGTGTCGCAAATGTCGCCGCTCTGCGTTGGTCGCATGTAGCCTGTTAGGATTGGGGGAATAAAAGAGCCGGTGAGCAGCGTCGCTTTAGCAGCGTGCAATCTCACCGGCTAAAAGGCTAAGAGCGGGTTGGATCACCCTTGGCCTTTCCGTCTCGCCGCGACTAGGGATGCGTCGGCCCTGCCGCGTTAGACGAAACTCACTGGACGGCCTCGCCGTCCGTCTGGATATCCTCGATCAGCGCCGCGAGCGCTGGGCCGTCAAACTCCTCGGTATTGAGCGCCAGGCCATCCTCGTCGACCGCGATGATGTCGTGCAGATCACCGCGACCGTCGAACCGGGCTTCCAGATCATGCATGCGATCCGGCAGACCGTGGCACGGCCATTGCCGCTTGAAGCGCTCGATGAAAGCTCGATCAGCGTGGAAGGCGCCGCAGCGTCTAGCAGCGCGCTTGTTCATTGCGATTATCGTTTCCAGTCCGTGCATGTCAGTGTCCAATCATGGTTCCGAAGATGACGATCGCGGCCAGTGCAAGGCCCACGATCGCGTTCATCAATTCGATCCGGTTCATCTTTGTGAGGTCCATTAGTCGGCCGCCTTTGCCTGGGCCGCATGGCAGACGCCAGCGTCAATCAGCGCCTTGGCCTGCCGGCCGAACCAGCCTTGCAACTGCCAGGCAAGCCCTGTGTCGATTAGGTGTTGCCAAGCCTCTTGCGTTTGATCCGCGTCTGCCTCTTGGCAGCCTTCTGCAATCATCGTCGCTTCGAAATTGTCCATTTTCTCGCTTCCTTTCGTCGGCCGGCGCTATCCGCGCCAGCACGTTATCCATTACATAGTACGAATATCATACCACGTCAAGCAACTCGTAACGCAGCCCGGTCCAGCAAGTCCATTGCCGGCGAATAGCCCTTGATCCATTCGCGCTTGATCGGCCCATCGAACCGCATGAAGTCGCTGGCAGCCATAACCCCATCGTCGCTAGGGTCGGCGCCTGCCTCGTCGATGTGCAGATGGTCGCGCATATCGTCGGGCAGCTCGATCGTCAGGATGACGCCGTGATCTCGATCCTTTGCCGCCAGACGCTCAGCGAACAAGCTTGCGATCTCTGGCCTGGGCGAGACATAGACGGATTGCGCACGCGTCTCGTCGGCCCATCGCTTGGCATATTTCCAGCTTGCATCGTTGCCGGGCTTGCCGCACGGGATTAGACCTTGCTTGTCGATTGCGGGCAAATAGGCAGCCCGCGTGCCGTGATACAGGGTTATCATGGTTCGATTTCCTTTCCAGATTAGGCAGCGTCGACCCATGCCGGCGCCGTATCGATCAATTCGACTTCGCCCGAGGCAAAGCGCGTGTAGATGGCCAATTGCTTGCCGGCATGTCCGGCTTGCGTGGCGATTTCACGCAACGTTGCATCGTTGAACTCAGACGGCGCATAAGCCGACACAAGCTCAATCACAGGCTCGTTAAAGAGCTTGCCTTCATGCATCCAATAGCCTTGCGCTTCGCGAACCGTGCAGCCGCCGAACGCGTCAATCATGCGAGTTAGCGTTGCGTTGCGAACCTGGGACAAGTCATGGCCATGATTATCAGCCTTTGGCAGGATTATGAGAGCTTCACGCATCGTACTTTCCTTTTCGTGATTAGATTTCAGTATCAGGCTAGGCAAAGCTTCGCCCTGCCTAGCCTGCTTTACTCAGGCACATTCAACACAGATGAAACCGATGATTGCGACAATATGCGGATCATAGTCCGGCATGATGTAGTGCGTCACAACAGCAACGAAAGATAGGCAAGCCAAGCAATGCTTTTTGTGGGCTTGATACCACTTATGAGCATGTTGGATATGGCGCATTTCAATTCTCCGTTTCAGGGTTTGTTGTTTGCCCGATCCGATTATCGAACCGTGATCATATAAAACGCTCGATTTTGATCGATGTCAATCGGGTTAAACAAACTTTTTTTCGTGATACGGATATGGTATCATTAAGCCCATGGAAACGTTGGCACATTTTTCGACATATCAGCCGGTTCTCGATCGCATTTCGGAAGGCTATACGCTTACGGAAGCATGCGCGGAATTTGGGATTGATCCGCGTGATTTCCTCAAAGCGCGAAAAGCTCACCCTGATTTGCAAGCCGAATATTTGAGCGCGCAGGAAGCTGGAGCGGAAGCGCAAGCCGATACGCTTTTCAGCATCCATGAACGCATTCGCGATCCGCTTATGGCACGCGTTGTAAGCGACAATCGCAAATGGCTTTTGAGCAAGCGCCAAGTCGCAACATATGGTGATAAGCTGCAAGTCGAGACACAACATAATGCTGATTTGGCAATGATCCTGAAAGAGGCAATCGCACGCATTCCGCGACCAATATCCGACCAATCGCATATCATCGAAGCGAAAAGCGTAACAATATCAGACATTTTCGGCGAATGACTGCCTGTCAACGTATCAGGCAAGTGTCGCAATCTGCCTCGTCGATCAGCAAGGAATGCTTTTCGGCGGAGGGGGGAGGCCGGGTGGCGTACCCCCAAAATTTGCGTCGGCCTGGATAAACCCGCATACCCCAATAGATACCAGCGGCTCTCGCGCGCGGGCCGCCGCTGCCCCTAAAGGGCAGGGCGCCTCGCGCGCGGCCAGCCTCCAAAACCGTACCGCGATATGAAAATCGTTGCACGCGCGGCCGAGGTCGGCTATCCTATACGCACTCCCACTTCCCAACCCAAGCCAGGAGGCGCCCGCTGTGCATCTGATCATTCTCGCCATTGTCGCCGTAGTCGTCGTCGCCGCTGTGGTGGCCGCGATATACAATCACAAGTCCATCGCGGCCGATGCCGCCAAGCTCGACGCCGCTGCGGCGGTTCTCGACATCCACGTCGATCCGGTGATCCGCGCTGCCAAGCCGATCGTCGTGCAGAGCATCGCCGAGGTCGACGCTCAGGTGGCCGCTGCGGTTGCAGCCAAGCCGGCTGACGCCTCGGCCGCGCCCGCCGTCGCCGCTGTGTCCACTCCCGTCGCGGGCCAGTGACCCCGGCCGAGTTCGATAAAGTCCTCGCCCAGGAGATCGGCAAGTTTTACGCCGACCCCCTGGGCTTCGTTATGTTTGCATTCCCCTGGGGGAAAAAGGGCACGCCGCTCGAAAACTTCCCCGATGGACCCGACGAATGGTCCCGCCGCCTGTTCGCAGCGCTGGCAAAGCACGTCACCAACAACATGGACCTCAAAGACCTCGGCCAGCAGCTTGAGGTCTGGCAGTCCGCCGTCGCGTCCGGCCACGGTATCGGCAAGTCTGCGACCGTCGCCTGGCTGATCCTTTGGCTGATGTCGACCCGCATCGACTGCCGTGGGTTCGTCACCGCCAATACCGGCGACCAGCTCGCGGGCAAGACCTGGCCGGAGCTGTCGAAGTGGCACTCGATGTCCATCAACAAGCACTGGTTCAAATGGACGGCGACCCAATTCTACTACGCCAAGTACCCGGAGGACCGCCGCAAGAACTACATGTTCGAGGCCGTCACCTGGTCGATCGACCGCACCGAGGGCTTCGCCGGAGCGCACAACGCCGGATCGGCGATCGTGTTTATCGAGGACGAAGCGTCCGCCATCCCCGACGCCATCAGCGAGGTCATCAGCGGCGCGCTGACGGACGGCGAGGGGTTCTGGTTTAAGTTCGGCAACCCGACGAGGAACGAAGGCCGGTTCTTCCGCTGCTTCCATGAGGATCGCCGGCTCTGGTATCACGAAAGCGTCGACAGCCGCAGCGTCCGCGTCACCAACAAGAAATACCTGGAGCGCCTGGTCGACCAATACGGCGAGGACAGCGACTATGTGCGCGTCCGCGTGCGCGGCATGTTCCCCCGAGCCGGCGTCATGCAATACATCCCCGAGGGCCTGGTCGACGATGCGTTCCACCGGCCCGACGTGCCGCAGGACAACGGCGCCCCGCTGCTCCTCGGCATCGACGTGGCGGTGGGCGGCGGCGACAAGTGCGTGATGCGCTTCCGCCGTGGCATGGATGGCCGCTCGATCCCGCCGATCAAGCTGGCCGTCGACCGCGACAAAGGCCAGGACAGCCTTACGGTGGCGACCAAGGCGGCCGAGTTGATCGATCGGTTCGAGCCCGATGCCGTGTTCATCGACGAGATCGGCGTGGGCTTCGGCGTCGCCGACATCCTCAAGGCCCAGGGCTACAAGCTGATCCGCATCAACTCCGGCCCGCCGGCCGACGACCCGATCCGCTACCGCGACAAGAAAGCCGAAATGTGGGCGACGATGAAGCAGTGGCTGGTCGAGGGCGGCACGCTCCTGGAAGACCTGGAGCTTCGCCAGGACTTGTGCGGGCCGATGTACGACCACACGTTGAAACAGCAGCTTTTCATCGAGAGCAAAAAGGACATGAAGCGGCGCGGCCTGGCCTCGCCGGATGACGCCGACGCCCTGGCCTTGACGTTCGCCCGCAAGATCAATC